GGTATACACAGAGGGGTTGCGAGGATTAGATTGTATCTCAATCTGTTCCCCTGTAGAGAATATCAGTTGATTCGATGAGTTATATAGACTTAGATTGTTCGCACCGCCATCAATAATAACCCGCCTTCCTGATGTAGCAGTCTGTAAAGTGCTACCTGTTATTACACTGCCTGTAATATCACCGCTGAACTTAGCATTACCATTCTCATCAACACCAAATACCAAGTCGCCTACACTGTTAGTACCACTGAGCAGATATACGCCTTCAGCACCAAAGTCTTTTGGCCCGAGGGTTACTTCAACACCACCGTTTGATGAGGTTAACTGACCATTTGTAAAAATACTGCCAACCCCAAGCTGTCCAGATATGTCTACGTTACCGGCGCCATCCCAGCTTATGTCTTGTGATGCGCCTATATAACCTGTCCCATCAGGCTTGATGTGTAGAGTTTGTGTTGTTCCAGCATAAGATTCAATGCCGTTAAGTGTAGATAGTACAACTCTATTACCTGTTGATGCCGTCTGGATTTTACCACCGGTAAGTGTGCCCATGTCGGCGCTGATTGCACTTAAATTAGTAACATTTAACTTTGTGGCCGATATGGAGTTAGCGCCAATCCTATCAGCATTCAATGTTCCCGTTGTTATCTTTTGCGCGTCGAGATTAGCAATATAAGCATCAGTAATTGCTGCTGTTTCCATATAATTAGCAATATTAGCATTACTAATATCAAACGGCAGAGCATTACCTGCATCTATAACAGAACCCAGAACACCAGCGAGGGTCTCGGGTTGTAGTTTATAATAGTAAGTTGTCCCATTACTAACATCAGCATCGACATGTCTTTGGGTACTCCCCTGAGCACCGACGACGCTAGCAATTTTATTTGAACTAGATGGTACAAATCCCACAGTGCCGCCTCTATGGACGTTTACAGAATAAAAGTTGTCTGATACAGGATTTGTCCATTCTATAATAGACTTATCGAGACCTCCTTTTGAAGTTGCGTTTGTTATTATAGCAGGAGCAACTGTGCTTACAGCAGCGGAAATGCTTTGTTGTGCGCTCCAATCCCCTTCAACAGCAGCAAAGGAGTTAGCGCGTACACGGAATGAATAAGTATCCCCAGGAACGGCATCCGTGAACCTAAAAGATGTACCAGCTACAGTATATTGACTCTCCCCATTAATCTCTAACGTGTAATTAGAAATTCGTGTATTTGTAACAGCATCCCATGTAACATCAACATACGATTTACTTTGTAGACGACTATCATAAATGTCAGTTGTTAGCGCGACATTTGCTACAGTGTCAGGTTTTGTGTTATCCAAGTCACCCGTTTCAATTTTAAGGGTTCTTGTTGTTATCTCTGTTGAGTATATACCGGTCTTACCGAACGCATCGTATGGGCGAAGAATAACATAATAGTCTGTATCGGTCTCAAGCCCACTAATAACAACTTCTGTATCAGGGCCGTCATAAACCAATGTATCGTCATCTGTATTAAACCCGCTCTGATTACCAACCCATACTTCAACACCACTAAAGTCAAGGTCTGTCGGTCTTCCATATCTAAGTGTGATTGTTCTAAAGCCGGGAATAACTTCAATACCAGAAGGCAACTGAGAAGGAGGGTTTTCTACGTCCAATACAGTAGGTTTAGCAGAGACTTGGTTCTGCCTAGTGCGCATTATCACACTGATACGGAAACTGCGATATGCCCCCGGAACACCGTACCTACGTTCATAATCCTCTGCGTTTTTCTCATAGGTGTACGTGTAAATGTTATCAACAACATTCTCTGTGCGTACAAGCTGATTATTAGCAGTGATTTCTATTTGATAGTCACGGAAGTATTGATCCAAGCGTGAAGCAGAAGCACCTCGAAGACCCTCGTAGCCAAGTTCAATCCAGTCATTGAGTGTTGCTTTTCTCCAAGTAAATTTGGCATCTTTACCCTGAAACTCAGTGTCGTTAGCTTGGTCAAACAATTCAAGACCGGTTACATTCGGTGCAGGTAATTCCTTAAAGGGATTATCTTCTGTATACTCAGGATCAAGTACGTTGGTGGTGGTAACAATCTTACTCAAACCTTGCTGATTCTCAACACCAAAAATAGATACAGACCTAACCCGTATCTCATACTGCCTTCCGTCAGCAAAAACTCGAACATCTACTTTATTAGGATCTCTCCAACCAAGTTTACCTATAAATTGATAGTCTTCTTGTCCTGGTTGCCTATATTCAGCAATAGAATATAAGTATGACCCAATGGTTATTGGTGGGACGATTTCAATTGTTAATGTTGAAAACATCCCATCTGGTGTTTTTGGTTTATCTACAGACTCACTAACAGTAAATGATTCTACATCTGGAGCAGGGTTTCTCTGTAAAATAACCTGCTTTTCTTCAGAAAACGGGCCATGTACTCCCGAATCATTTATAGCCTTAGCTCTAACTACAATAATATTACCAAGCTGATTACTTACAGGTAATATAAATTTTCCATCGTTTGCTGATGAAACACCGCCGTTTTGCCACTCTTGGTCTCCCTCAAGCACATCTTGATCATTATCTATTCGATACTTGTATTGGAGACTAAAAGAGCTAATGGGGGCTATATCACTAGGGTTCTTACTAACTTTAATAGTTACAGAGTTACTATTATAGCTAAATTCAGTCTCATTTGTATTTATTATAGGGGCAAGTGGCGTAATATCACTGCGTCGTTCAGGATTCAGATTTGATTGATACTCTGGGATAGTACCATAGTCTACTGAGTATAAATTAGAAGCGTAGTTCTTTAGAGTAAGTTTAGCATTGTAATCATTTGAGTAGTCTATATCTGTTACTAGACACTCTAAATAATTGATTCCTGGTGTACCATATACTGCAAGATCTCCAACTGAAACATTTGCTGGTAAGTTTCCAGACCATTCGCCGTCACCAATATATGTAGCATTTATAGTATCTAACTGTATGCCATTATTTATTGAGCGAAAAGTTACTGCATAGGATTGTCCGGCTGTAAGATTTAGCTTTTCGTCAATTACAAATGTACTACCAATGGACTTAACAAAGCCTTGACCCAAACCTACATCAATTATATCATTAGCAATTAATACCTTATCGCCTCTTTTACAAATAAGAGACTCAATATCGGTATCTAATTGGTAAACCTCTCTACGCAACTTCTTCTCAAAATAAGAGAATCTAGCATGTACTCTTGCTAATGTTGGTGATGTTGTTCCCCATAAGTCAATATTTTCATAGCGACCTGTTATAGTTACTCCGGGTTTGGGATTATTAATGTCGGAGTTATAAAACTTACTCGGATCGCCGTAAAAACCTTCATCCTCTTGATCAGCAAAGTTGGCATTAGCAAATGTGTATTGTATTCCATCATTACTAATCGGAAACTCACGTCTGCTGCTTAAACCACTACTATTTTTAATAGTGAATACTTGAGTCGGGTTTTGTTGTTCAATGTTTTCAATAACGCCAAAACGACCCTCCCGCATTGAGAAGAATGCTCGTCCTGTAAATGCTATATTTGATAAAAGTTCTTTAAATGTTATCTCATAATTTACAATCTCATTACATTCCCATCCCCTTGTATTACATGTAGATTCCCAATTACTAATACTTGAAGAGTCTATTCTATCATTACTAACGGCAGCACCATTAAAGTACCCCTGTAGACTCCATTTGTAAAGTCTGGCAGGATTGTTTGTTTTTGACCAACTACCATATATTGAATATTCTTTCCAATCACTTAAAACACTAATACTTGGAACAAGCGAAGATGCTTCACACGATAAATTGTCTACAACACCAGAAATCTGTTCAGTAGCGCGCATATCGAGGGCTATGAGAACTGGGAATCTATTTTTGTCATAATCAATTCCGAAATAAGAATCATCTACCCAATTATCTAACTCATAGGTTATTGAAGTTAAGTCTGATCTAGTTGAAAATGATGCGCCATTCGGATCATAATCAAAACCCAATCTCTTAACCTCAAAAGAAAAAGATTCCGTAATTACATTACCTGTAATTGGGTCAATCGGATTAAAAGACCACGACTTAACAAGCTGTTCTCTAGTACCGTGCCAATAATTCTGAGTATTTACATAATAAAAACCACCGGAACCTGCCGCACCATCCCTAATCCAAACATATCCATTTTCTTCTCTATCTACAAAGTCTGTTACATCAATTCCTAGATCTCTAGCAGCCCCGGAATTATTATAATCCTGTGTTATATAATATCTACCATTTACCTTTCTTAATGATCTAGTTACAACAGGGTTATTTGATGATGTACTTTGTATCTTTGCAACAGAATACCAACTACCGTTTGGTACCTGATACCTGAACTGGAAACCACCAACAGTGTACCCAATCCCTCCGTCTCTTGTAGCCCACAATCCACCTGGAAATATGGTATCAAAAGTAATCTTGTTTGTATTACTTGGCGCTGCCCTAGAGATATAAGAATCTTTAGGAAGTTCTTGGTTAACATTATCCTGCTGAACATCCTTATTCCAAATAGATCTAATTCCAGATGTGCTTTTGATACTACTCCAATCAAGCACCTTGTAGTCAACATCTCTATAATAATAAATCGGGTTATCACCAATTTTTATATTATTTACTTGCAGTGGACCATAACCGACACACAATAGCATTTTAAGCCATTGTTCATCACCTTTCCAATAAGTATATGGTTGAGCTGCGTATACGGGAACAACCCTACGATCACCTAATACTATTGGGATAGGCTCATAAGGCGTAGCCTCATTGCGTGCGCCAGTAATACGTTTTAGTTTTTCACCTTGTCCGGGTGAAACAGGTTGGTTAATTGTAGAGTATAGATAGTATCCAACAGCTAAACCAATAGCTACTGGTATACCTATAAACATTATGATACTTACAGGATCTTGTTGTACTTGACATATTGAAACATAATCATCTTCTTTTGGAACTACTGACCAGTCTCTTACTTCCTCAGTTCCAATGAAAACTTTACAATGGTTTTTAGATAACCCAGAATACTTGATAAAAATATCATATATAGATATTCCACACTCAACAGTATCATAAATCGGTTCTAAAATAGGAGATTTACGTACAATAACTTTTACTGTTTTCTGTAAAATCCCGCTATCCTGCTTTTCCATTTTGTCTCCGTAAAGTTCTCAATCACAACGCCGTGTTCTCGGCCAGTGTGAATCATGTTTGAATTATCTAAGCAAAACCCTATATGAATTGGTTGCCCAAGAATATTCATTAAAATAACATCACCGCATAATGGTGCATCGACTTCGATAAAATATGACTGCTTGGCGATCTCTTTTTTCAATCTATCAGCAGTTTCACAGTATTCTTTTATTGATGGTAATCTTATATCCGGGTATGTATCTAATTCTACATTATAAAAATGCTTATAAAGTAAGACAATAAGCCCCCAACAGTCTACACCATCTCTACTTCTACCGCCTTCAATATACGGTAGTGAATATACCCACAATGGAACAATCATCTTCCTTCAAATAGACCGGGAAATGTGTTTGGTGTGAACCTATCTCTTGGAATCTGTATTTGTAAAACAGGTTCTACTTCAAGCTCTATTTGTATAGAGTTTTCATTTATGGTAAAGGCTGCTGATTGATAATTAACTGGGCCAAATTCAACAATATCAGGATTACTACCCAACACTAACCAAATATCAATAATGAAATAATCATCTATATCTCTTAATTCACGAACAATTCTAATATCAGCAGTTTCAAAATTAATAGTTGCTCTTGGTGTACCCTCTTCAGAGTCATCAGGTAATGATAATGAGAACCTACTTCTTTCATACGTTTGAATAGAACCACTTGCACTACTTTGAACGCTCTCGTTATTATTTACAAAATAATAATTCGTATTATTAAATTGCACCCTCATTAGTGAAATGATTGGGTCACTGCCACCGTTTATCGAACTATCTAAAAAATTATCAGAAAAAGGCATTACGTTAATTTCTCCAAATTAATAATTATAACCCAACCAAGACCCACTCTCTGTGGATCATAAGGTTTAACAAATCTATAATTTTGGTTAATTCCACTAACAGGGTCTTTCTTAATAAATTCAGAACTTCCATTGCTCAAGTCATTTTTATAAAATGATCTAAATACTGAATATTGATCATCAGTAAGGTAGTAATGTTCTTCAATGTCATTGATAACAGCAGTAAACCTGTTACGTTGCTTTGTATATCCATCAAAATCTGATCGTAGAACAGAATCCTGTGGAGTATCTTTATACCCTTCCAGTAAAGGTGTTTGTGGTAATGATGCTGGCCAATTAGCCATCTATGTCTCCTTTTTATTAGATTCGCCGTCCGGGTCGGCGTATACCAAATGAATTACCCATCGTCCTATCAAAATCACCTCTATTCATACCATCATTGACAATATCTTTAATTATCATCTCGATATTTTTATTACCAAATTGGTCTGTTGTCTCCCTAGTTTCTACTGGCGAACCAGAAGATCTTTGATCAATAACATTAACAGTAGTATTACCACCAGATACAGTCATACCACCAACAGAACCACCGGAAGCCATACCCATCATTCTGCCTTGATTCATTGCATTCAGTTGAGCAACACCAATCCTGCGTACAGCTTCCGCTCTCATTACAAACTCACCATTGGACAAATTTGCAGGAACACTATCAGAAGTGCCTGTTCCCGGCCCCCTTACCATACCACCGGTTGCATAACTTGCGGAACTTATCTGTGCAATTTGTGCCCCAAGAGTTGCACTAATTAGGGTGGTCATTGGTATAGCAACAGCCGGTATTATGGCTGGATTACCAACCTGTGTTGCAAATTGTGTTGCAGCCACCCATGTATTCATTATTGCCAAACCAGCACCAATTGTTGCTTGGGCTATGGCCATTGCTTTATATGCAGCAGTGCCTTCTTTTCCGGCAGCTTCCATGAGACTCATCATTTGATCCATCGCGCCACCAACTAAGGTAGCGCCCATCATTGCTGATTTACCCATTTGGATAGCTTCGGAATTAAAATCAGGAAACATGTTCTTGAATTCTTCGCTATTAGTAGTTTCCTTGATTGTTTTAAACATGGAAGGTATTGCTGCTGCCATTGCTGTGAAACTTTGTGTACTATTATTAACCGCTTGGTCAACAAGACGGGCAAACTCTACAAGATCATCATTTACAGTTTTTACGCCGCCACTCATACCAGCAAAAGCTTCTGTCAACCGTTGTATGACAAG